ATGCTAGGCCATAAGTGGCGCATGCCAGAGTAACACTAGGTGCGAACCGCCCCCACTTTACGTGGTGTAAAGGTGTGGGCTGATAGCACTTTATGAACCTGGTACCATGCTTCCAAGAGGTTATCCACCTCGAGGAGTCTTCGTCGTGAATGACAATGTCACCGAGGGCCGAAGGCCCGCGGAGGCACCGTATGTTAGTGGGTAAACCACTAAGAACGGTACGCCAAGCATCTCGAAGACAGAGCCATCTTCCTATATGTCCCCCGTAGGAGGCATATAGTCCGTTGGCCAAAGCAATGCGAGCGGAGGGTTGATCGGGATCATCTTTTAGATAGAAAGGACGAACCTTTATACCGTTAAAGTAATCACCACCACAACTCTCCCGAAACGGGCCCTCGACAAATGTCTTGCGAGGGTTAGTCTCTAAACCGCAGTACTTAAGCATCGATACCACATCACTCGAGTAGCCTTTCGGAATAATAATGTCGTCGCCAAAAGCGAAGACATCTTTCCCGATAGACTCAATGCCAGTGATGGCACTGATGAGACCCAAAAAAATCAGGGTCTCAAGCTCGAATGTGAAACCATTACCCATAGAAGAAAATTTCTCAAGGAGATGGAATTTCCCCTTGAAAAGAGTCTTCTTGGATCGCAGTGCATCAAACACGGCGAACCAACGGGCTGGAAGTAGGAGTTTGACAAGATTCCTACTAATGGTGTCGCTGGCGTTACGAAGGTCCAAAGTAGCTTGATACTCATCAATAGATGAAAACCGCGCCAAGGCGCGGTGTGTATCTTGCCCCGTATCTAGGTTGATACCTAGACGCCTAAGCCTATTACGGATAACACGACCATAACCGAGCTGGAAGAAAACATTGATACTAGGTTCAATGGCGATGCCACGAAACTTAGTACAATCTTTCTTAACAGTGGTAAATCGGTTGCCCGGAACGAACTTAGGGACCTTACCGACGTCGACGCAGGCAGAAGCCCACATCGTGCCGCTCCATGGAAACAGGAACGGCCAAGCGTCGGGTGTCAATTGTGGTTCATTTGACATCTTATCGGGGACAGTACTTAGTACCCCTTTATCGCCAAAAGTCGAACCTGGCCCAAACCTGCCATCAACGATGTCAGGACAGGGACCCAGAATCTGCGCTATATTTTTACGTGCACGGCGAAAAAAATCGTGCAAGCCCGACTGACACTGAGGGTCTTTAAGATCCTCAATGAGCGGGTATAGGCGGATGTTTGTTCGAAGACAATTTTTCTCGCAAGAAATGAACCCTTCCTCGGCAACGGCCTTTCGGTCGAATGTCGTAGGGAGAGGCTCATACTTTTTGAGAAATGAAGAAGCACTGGCATCGCGCCAATATTCCTCAGCCGTAAGGTAATTGTCCGGATCAGCTTCCAGAGTGGCTAGCTGGTCCCATTCACCGTACTTTAACAGCATCGCTGCTGATAAAGATCTAGGTGTGGCGAGGCCCTCGTAAAGTTCGAGGGCCACCTTCTTCACAAAGTGTGAAATCAAGGTAGATCTCCAGCCGAAGTTTCAGGAAAAGAAGTCTGCCTTCAGGGGCTCGAACCGACTTACGTCGGAGCGTAGCCCGTGACGATGGACGTCTTCATGGCCGCGACCAGGTTTGCCACCTGGTACGTGAACTCCTGGATATCGGTGGCGTTGACGTTCTGCGGGACAGCGAAGCTGCCCGAGAACACCATCGTCGCCCGAACTTCGGTCTGGCCGGTGGCGGTGTTCGTGTAGACGCTCGGAAACGAGCAGCTGACATCGAAGCGTCGCACGGTCTTCTGGGTGTTCCAACGCGCCGAAGCCGAGAACGTGGGTTGTTGACCCACGGTACCGACTGCGGAGGTGGAACGCCAGAGGGCAGGTGACTTGTCACCACCACTGGCGGCGATCAGGGACCAAGTAATGTCCGTCGTACCATCGAACTTCTTGATGGTGAGATTGCCTGCGGTCGTCATGTAACGACTTCTCCAGTAATTAAGACCTCTAAGCTAGAAAGTCTTAAAAAGTTGCACGAGCAGCGAAATTGCTGTCGCGCCCCTCTGGACTCCAATCGGACGAAGTGCCGAATGAAGGGAGGGTGAAGCTATGCCAGAAGATCGAGAATGCGAGAAGAATTTCGAAGAGTACTGTTCATGGTACTCCGAACCTGTCCCGTTAATCTGATCTATAGTATAGCTCCGAGTCATGGTAAGACGCTCCGTAGTCCAAGAGCGGTCAACTGAGAAGCCAGCGAAATCGGTCATTGCTGAAAGGCATTGACCGACGTTGGCAAACCAGTCGACCACGAAGGAAAATGGAACGGCCTCCCAGGCCACAGATAGGGGATTTACAAACCCCATCTGATTAGCGATAGCAACATTGGGATTGGAAATCTTAACCTCACCCCTCATCTTGACACTGCAGGTCCAATCGTGATGATCGAGACCAGTAGTGTCAGAGTGGGGGACGAGGACATGAGACTCCAACGACCTTTGATGCTGCCCGCGTACACTATGAGAAGAGCTGATGCTCTGAGACATAGTGGACGCCTTGCCAGTCCCTGACAAGGCATCGATAGAATTACCGATGTCCTGAACCAAAGGCTCCCAACCGAAGTGATATTCGAGCCACGCATCAGCAGCCTGCTTACCGCGGCGTTTGATGCGTTTTTCGAGATCACCAGAGTTGGAGAGTCCTAAGGCCTTAGAGACTTTAGGCAAGTCACCGTGCTTCAAGGCTATGGCTGCCTGAGTAAGGGAGCCGACCTTCGACAAGATTGATGCCGCATTCTGACCCATCTCCAGAGCGTTATTAGCGTTCTGGGCGGAGTCTTTCATGCGGTCAACAAACTTGGCGTAGGCCTTATTGGTAGCCTCTGTAGAATCACCAGCAGCAAGGGAAGTA